CTTTGGGCGTAGGGTTCGGAATCTCGTGGGCTCAGACCCTTATAAAGACATATTCCCCGATATCAGCTTGCAAGCGGATAGTAAATCAGCTTCTCGATGGGGTACAAACTACAATGGTGAATATTTCGCAATCGGTGTTGGCGGTGCTTTGGCTGGTAGGGGTGCCGACTTATTCATTATTGATGACCCACATTCAGAGCAAGATGCAAAGCTGGGCAAATCGGATGTTTTCTTACCAGCTTGGGAATGGTTTCAGTCCGGTCCGCTTCAGCGTCTTATGCCTGGTGGTGCTATTGTTGTTGTAATGACCCGATGGTCTAAATTAGACCTTACAGGACAGATAGTTAACCAGATGGTTAAGAATGATGCAGTAGATGATTGGGAAGTTGTTGAATTTCCAGCAATATTGGAAGATAAGAAAGGGAGAAGAAGTAGCTTTATGGCCAGAGTTTTGGCCTATAGAAGAATTACAGGCTAGAAGAGCAGCTATTGATGTACGATACTGGAATGCTCAGTATATGCAGAACCCAACTTCGGAAGAAGGAGCACTTATTAAACGAGAATGGTGGAATATATGGGAAGAAGAGGACCCGCCAGCTTGTGAATTTACTATAATGACGTTGGATGCAGCTCAAGAAGCTAATACTAGAGCTGATTATAATGCATTAACTACCTGGGGTGTATTTTTTAACGAAGATACAAATAACTACGCTATAATACTACTTAATGCAATTAAAAAACGACTAGAATTTCCAGAATTGAAGGAATTATGTATAGAAGAGTACCAAGATTGGGAACCTGATGCATTTATTGTAGAAAAAAAATCTAACGGCGCCGCAATTTATCAAGAATTTAGAAGAATGGGGATTCCAGTGGGTGAGTTTACTCCAGGGAAAGGTCAAGACAAAATAAGCCGAGTAAATGCTGTATCTGATTTGTTTAGTGGGGGTGTTGTATGGGCTCCCGATAGACGATGGGCACACGAGGTTATAGAAGAATGTAATGATTTCCCAGCAGGGGCAAATGATGACTTGGTGGATGCTACAACGTTAGCATTAGCACGGTTTAGGCAAGGTGGATTTATTCGCTTGCCAAATGATGAGGAAGATGATATACAGATGTTTAAAGGTCGAGGACAAAAAAGGTTATATGCATTATAATGGCTACTCAAAAACACATGGGAAGAAATGAATTAATTGAAAGACTTACTGCTCAGGTAGGAAATAAAGAAACAGCTATAGAACTATTAAAAAACCGAGGACATCTTACTAAAGATGGAAAATACACTGCAGAAGGTATGAAAAGAAATATGATGACTGCAGAAGAAAGAGCAAAAGATAGGGCATCTAAAAAAACAGGGAAACCTAAGAGCGCATTTAAGTATAACCCTAAAACTAATATGGCAAAATTAAAAGGATAAAATTATGAAGGGTGTTAAACATTATACAAAAGATGGAAAAGAACATAAAGGTTCAACTCATAAGATGAAAGACGGTACATTACACACAAATAAAGCTCATACTAAAACATCAAAAAAATTAGTACATTTTAAAGAATTATCACAAGCAGCACAAAAAAGGGCTAAGGGATAAAATTATGGCAGACGTAGATAAAGGATTATATGCAGCTCCAGTTGGAATAGATGAAGCAGCAATTGAAGAGCAAGCTATTGAAATAGAAATAGAAGACCCTGAAAAAGTTACTATTGGTATTGGTGACGCAGAAATAGTTATTGACCCTGATGCTATGGAAGATGATGAGTTTAATGCTAACTTAGCCGAAGACCTTGATGAAAAATACATGGCTACATTATCAAGTGACCTATTAGAAGATTTTAGTAATGACCTTAACTCAAGAAAAGACTGGCTAGAAACTTATGTTGATGGCTTAGAATTATTAGGACTTAAGATAGAAGAAAGGTCCGAACCGTGGGAAGGTGCATGTGCTGTCTATCACCCACTACTCTCCGAAGCACTTGTTAAATTTCAAGCTGAAACAATGATGGAAACTTTCCCAGCTGCAGGCCCTGTGAAGACTTCTATTATTGGTAAAGAAACTGAAGAATGTATTGAAGCATCTCAACGTGTTCAAGAAAATATGAATTACCAACTCATGGATAAAATGCCAGAGTATAGACCTGAACATGAAAGAATGTTATGGGGTTTAGGATTAGCAGGTAATGCATTTAAGAAAGTTTATTATGACCCAGCTCTCGAACGTCAAGTATCTATATTTGTTCCAGCTGAAGATATGGTTGTACCTTACGGCGCATCTAATCTAGAAACAGCTGAACGTGTAACTCATGTCATGCGTAAGACTGAACAAGAAATTCACACTTTACAACATATGGGATTTTATCGTGATATAGATTTAGGTGAACCAGATTATGATTTAGATGAAGTAGAGAAAAAAATTGCAGAACAAATGGGATTCGATGCTACTAATGATGACCGCTATAAAATATTAGAAATGAATGTTAACCTTGATTTAGAAGGTTATGAAGACGAAGATGATGATGGTAAAACAGGAATAGCGTTACCTTATATAGTTACAATTGATAAAGGTACAACTGAAATTTTATCTGTTAGACGTAATTGGAAACAAGAAGATAGTCAACAAAAACGCCGTGAACACTTTGTTCATTATGGATATATTCCAGGATTTGGTTTCTATTGCTTTGGTCTGATTCATTTGATTGGTGGCTTTTCCAAATCAGGAACAATGTTATTAAGACAATTAGTTGACGCAGGTACATTATCAAATCTCCCAGGTGGTTTCAAAGCAAGGGGATTACGTATTAAAGGTGATGATACACCAATTGGTCCAGCTGAATGGCGAGATGTAGACGCACCATCTGGAACACTCCGTGACAACTTAATGCCATTACCGTATAAAGAACCAAGTCAAGTGTTAGCTCAATTGATGGACAAGATTATTGAAGAGGGTAGACGCTTCGCTTCTGCTTCAGACATGAAAGTATCTGATATGTCATCTAATTCTCCAGTAGGTTCTACTCTTGCAATATTAGAAAGAACACTAAAAGTAATGTCAGCTGTAAATGCACGTATTTATTACTCAATGAAAAAAGAGTTTTTATTACTTAAAAATATTATTAGAGATTACTCAGACCCTAATTATCAGTATGACCCTTCAACAGGAACACCAGGCGCTAAACAATCTGATTATAATAAGGTCCAACTTATTCCTGTAGCTGACCCTAATGCTGCAACTATGGCACAAAAAGTTGTGCAGTATCAAGCTGTTATGCAAATGGCACAGCAAAATCCAGACATATATGACTTACCTGAATTAAACAAACAAATGTTAGAAGTGTTAGGTGTTAAGAACATAGATAAACTTATACCTGATGAAGATAATGTTAAACAGATAGACCCTGTGTCAGAAAATATGAATATTATTAATGGTAAACCGGTTAAAGCTTTTCTTGACCAAGACCATGAAGCACATATTGCTGTACATATGGCATTTGCAGAAGACCCAAAAATTAGACAACTTGTAGGACAAAGCACTAAAGCAGGTATGATTGAATCCGCAATGGAAGCTCATATCGCAGAACACGTTGCTTTCCAATATAGAATAGAGATTGAAAAACAACTTGGTGTACCCTTACCTCCTGTTGATGAACCTTTACCAGCAGATGTTGAAAATGAAATTGCTAGACTTTCAGCGGCAGGGGCAGATAAACTTTTACAGGCTAATAAAGCTGAAGAGCGACAAGATAAAGTTAAGCAACAAGAGCAAGACCCAATTATTCAAATGCAAAAAGCTGAACTACAAATTAAACAAGAGGAAGCTAAAATTAAAGGTACTAAGATTATGGCTGATATTGAGTTAGATAAAGCTAAACTAGAACTTGATAAACAAAAAGCTACTATTGTAGTTCAAAAAGATGTTATGTTAAACCAAGCTAAAATTACTTCTCAAGAAACTATTGCTGGAGCTCAGATAGGGGCTAAAGCAGAGATGGAACAAAAACAAATACAAACTAAAGAAGTTTTAGAAGGTGCAAAATTAGGAGCGGCAGCGATTAATAAACAAAAAGATATTAACCTCCGTGAAAAAGAATCTAAGGTTCGTAATGAAACTAATGCCCATGTGCAAAAGTTAAAAGACGAAACTCAGGTAGATGTAACTAAACTTAAGGATGAAACTAAACTCAACGATAAGGAATAAAAAATGGTCAAGGAAACGTTAATGCTTCTATCCACCCAGATAGAGGAAAGACGCAAAGAAATGTTAGAAAGTATGGGTAGGGGAACCGATAAATTTGAAGCTTATCAATTTGCATGCGGAGAAGTTCGTGGATATA